TTAAACCTGAGAGTTCGTGAGGGAGGAGTGGTTGAAATGGTTGGCGCATTCGTTAGCACATCTGGCGAGGGCTCTGAAAACATAACGTCCTCTTTACCTTTGCCCCTCCCTCTGTTTCGTTTAATCACATGACTTTGTGATGGTCAATCCTATTCTTTCGTTAACAATGTTATTGTAAAGCATTGATATTGAAGGATATTTATCTATCATAATCTTTGCTTTGTCGATTAGATTTAGCACTGAGGTAGTGTCGTACTTATTTTTGTTGCCTTTAAAATATCTACCCAACTCTGGCTTCGATGGGTTGTACAAATTAGAAACGACAAGAATTGCAATTGCTTTTGCGTTAACAAATTGCGGCTCTCTTTTGTTTAGCAAATCTCCTTCGCTTATGTTGGTAAGCTTCGCTGTAATCTCTATGATCTGATTAACTTCTTCAGATAGTGGGGTGAGAAACACGTTCATTTAATTCCCTCTGGTCTTGGCTTGGGCCTTAGCGATGAACTTATTGTTCTTGATTGTTTGCATTGGGCTATGCTTTCTCGGTATTGTTTATAGATTACTGGATAATAAATTGCATTCATTGCTTCGCTACATTCTTGTTGGCTTGGGAATGGTATCCTAAATTCTGAAGTCTGGTTTAGAATCGGCACGGTAAACGTGACGACCAGCACTGTCCAAACAGACATGGTGTTCTCCTATTTCATTATTATTTCTAAGAGTGATAAGCATTCCCCAATGTCTTGAACCATTTGGTAATTGCCTCTGTTCTTTGCACCTAAGCGTAAGATGTCTAGTTTGCGCTCAAGTCTTTTGGCTGCAATCTCTGCATTGGTTGGGCTTTGATAGACCGTGATGAATCCATCATCATCTATTTCTTCTTTCATAGCATCCTCCATTAAAAAATAGGGCGAGGTTTGACCCCCGCCCTTTAGTTACAACATCAGCGGAGGCAAAGCAGGCAGGCTTCTACGCTGATCTTGGAGAACAAGGGCATCTTAGAATGGAATGCCATCATCTTGCAAGCTGTTGTTTACTTGCGCTGTTTGTTTACCTTTGTCTGAAACAGAGAAGGTCATGAAAGGTTTATCATCTTTGATGCGCTTCCATGCTGCAACTCGACGCATTAAACCAAGTGGGCCAGTATAATCTGGCGCTGCTTCATTGCCCTTCTTGTCGTTCTCAAATAGAACGCCAACCTTTTCGTAGACTTCAATGATGTTCTTGCCATCTTTGGTTTGGTCTTTAACTAAGACAACCTTCATGTCTTTGCCTTGATCGTTTAGCTTACCTTGTAGAATTAAGCGCTGAGTATCGAACGGTTTAAAGGCTGCGCCTTTGTTGTTGTCATCATAGTCTGCCATGCTTTTGGCTCCTTACCAAGAGTTTGTATTAGGTTTGCCGCTGTCTTGTGCGTACTTGTTTCCGTCCATCTCACCTAGAAAGACATCGGCGTTACAGCCTATGTGAGATAGTGCTTTGGTCAATCCATCTGTGATTGCCATCTTGGGGGCATCCTCTGCCATGCGCTTCTTCTCAGCGTCGAAGAACTTGCGGCATCCAGAGAAGGGGCCGAATGAATTAGCGGGTGTGCCATGCCATACAGTTACGTCAGCAATCACAGCGCAGTCGCCATTAGATAGATCAATGAATCGTGTTTCGTTTGTCCAGCCCCAGCCATCACCGACGGGGCCAAACTCTTGAGTCATCATTTTGATTTGGTATTGTGGGTCGATAGCTGTAAAGCTGCGTGAACCAAAGCTAACTTTCTTTAGATACTTTGGGTCTGACTTTGCTAGCTTGTCCCAGATATGTAGGTTGTCAGTCATGTTTGTTCTCCTTGCGTGTCGTGATCTTCAGCGCACCGCGCTTGTCACGTTTGATTGTTAATAGATCGCAGTAAACTTCGCGCTCATTGTCACCGACCATAGCCTTCAAGTCTTTTTTACTAGACTCAAATAGTTTTGCGGCTTGTTCGTTTTGGGTGTAGTCATGGGCTGCGCTAATGAAGTGGTTGTCTTGTTGAGCAGATCGTCTAACCATATCGTCGACTGATATGCTGTCGATTGATAGGGATGGTGTGTTGATACCCACGGGTTCTTCGTCACGTTCAACGTAACCCCAGAAGTCTGATACCACTGCCCACATTGAATCAAAATAGTCCAAGTTGTATTTAACATAAGCAGATTCCCACTTAGAGTTACCAAATATTACAGACATATGAATGCCATCTGCTTTTGCTAGATGTGCATACAATTGTATCTGCGGCATATAATATTCAATTACTTTATCCATATTATTAAAGCTATTAGTATGCTTGGCTTCAACAATATCTCTATCAAACATAGCGTCAACAGTACCTTTGGTTGGTACAGAACCAATCTTATTTTCTAATTCAAGCTGATGGTTTCTTAGTATGCAACCATATTCTTTTTCAAACCAGTTAAGGTTAAACGATTCAGTCCATGATCCTAGCTGAACAGCCAGCACATTAGATAGATCTTCTGATTGAGCGCGGCCTGTCTTGACTTGCCATAGCTCAAGCCATCTTCCTTGCATGATCTGAACGCAGTCAGACCCTCCAATAAACCCAGTTCTTTTCATTGTGTTCTCCGTTTTCTTTTACACTACTGCTTATGTGCAGCATTGGCAAGATATTTTTCATAAGGTTCGAGGTCTTTATCTCTGATGGATGTAGTCTCTAGCAATCTGTCTCGCATGGTGCCACGTAGGAATATCTCTGAGATCGCCTCACCTCGCCGTATACGGGCCTCTGTTATTTTGTAGGTGTCGTTATCCCAATCACTAGAAGCGGGGCTGTGAGGCCCCACTGAGAGCTTGTTAGATGCTGACTTGGTTGCATCAAGAAATTCTTTGACGATTGGCAGGGTGCGGGATCGTGCAGATCGTGAAACATCTTTTGTTATGGAGGACAAGATGTTTCCAATCTGCTCCTTGTTAGCGCTGCTTGGGATGTAAGAGTTGATTGCTTCAACTGTGTCATTAACCACAACGGAAGGGTCAACGCCTGTAGGTAAGCTGAACCGTGTTGTGATAGATTCTTTAAACCACTTTTTAATTATAGTTATGCGCTCTTCATATTTCATCTAAGTTACCCCATGAATTTGTTGTTACCTCATCAAGCCATCGCTCTCCGTTGAGCCATGTTGATGCGTGAGCAATGAACTGTTGTTCTTTTCCAACACAAGATAGAGCGTAAAGTTTTGAAGCAGCAATGATCTCTTCATTGGTTGCTTTCTTAAGCGCACCCTTGAATGCAATACGAGCCTGACCCTTGCCAGCTTTGCGTGGATACATCTCCCAAAACTCTTCGAACAATATATTAGGTTCTACTGATAGGTTAATAGTGATAGGTTTATCTCTCTGTGAGAGAGAGGGGGTCTCTCTGTGAGAGAGAGGGGTACTCTCTGTCAGCAAGAGGGTATAGAGCGTTGATGTTTTGTCACGCTGTGTTCTAATTATAAATTTGTTTTGTTCTAAGAATATTAATCTACGAGTAACGGTTGCCATGCTCATCTCTGTGTCTTGGCATAGACGCGCAAGGCTTGGATAACATTGTCCTGATTCTTTGTCGGCACGATCTGCTAAGGCAAGCAGTAATAACTTAGCCATAGGATCACCGACATGGGCATTGAATGCCCACGCCATATGTTTGAATGACATTGGTTAAACCTGTTTGAAATATTCAGCGACATACTTGCCGCTATTAAGCTGAATCATTTGCTTGGTTACTGGGTAGCCTTCTTGCTTTAACTCGCTAATGCGTGAGGCTAGACGAAAGCATTTAAATATATCTAATGCTTCAAGTGAGGTAATTGTTTTACCTGATTCTAGATAAGCTTTAATCTTTTCTTTTTGTATCTGCGTTTCCATGTATGTTCTCCATGAGTTGTTGAAACCTATCACCTGACATGATGACAAGAGTTTGCGGAGTTCCCCTCCGTCTTTTATAGAATGCAATGTCCCGTTTATCTAAGACGCTGAACGGGCTAGGGAATCCTGATAGGTCACGATACTTAACTTCACCTACCAGTTCTTGTCCCATGAGTTCGAGTTTGATGTCGCCTCTATACTCTCCTCCCAAGCTTCCTGAGAGGGGCTGGAGCTTGGCCTTGATGCCGATCGCTTGAAGCCATTCGAGAAACCACTTTTCATGGTATGTTCCTTTAGACTTATTTCTGTTTGCCATATGTCTCTCTCATAACAAGTGATGCAAATGTGCCAGTGCTTTGTCATTGATCTTGCAGCATATTCTTTAGGAACGGAGACGAACCATTGTGTAATACTTTGACAAATATTACAAGATACTTTTTTTGATTTCGATTTCGTAGCCAAGAGTTTCCAACCAACACATTAAAAGAAAGCCAGATGGAATACGCTTATGCGTTTCCCACTTATGAATTAAAGAACCAGTGACACCTATCTTATAAGCTAAGGCTTCTTGGCTTAAACTTTGCTCTGATCGAGCGCAGATTAACCCTTTGATTAGAAGATCGTAGCTCTTTGGTATAGTCACGGGCTTGTTGAAGTGCGTAAAGTTCTTCAATAGCTTTCATTACCCTTTGGGCTGTGTCAAATCTTAATTCAGTTTTCTCTTGTATTGTTCTGTAATAAGTTGACGTTGGTATGTCAGCCTTCTTAAAGGCGGACAGCAAAGGCACGTCATGCGCCTCTGCTATTTGTATGAGGTGTTGTAAGTATGATTTCATGCAGACTTGCTGCATCATTGCAGTTAAAATGTCAAGTTAGATGTCCCCATCGTGGTTGCCGTAGCCTTCATCAAAGATTCTTTGGTCTAATCTATCGGCAATCTCAGAGATTAATCTAGGGAATTGATTGTGTGGGATTTCTGCTACAACAATTCCTTTATCATAGATCTTTAATCTATGTTTATTGCAAGTCCAAGTAATCATTCTATCCAATCCAATTCTGTTTTATCATGGTCTACTACTTCACCTGATCCATCGCACTCATGGCATGGTGCTTCCTTAGTAGTCAGGTATCCGTATGGATTGTCAAACCCCATAGGCACAGCAACTTCCCATTCAAGAGTGCCATCGCCTGTGCATACAGGGCATAGTTTAGTAGGGGATGTTGTCATTGATGGAGGGTAGCTCATGATTGTTTTCCCATGCTGTTGTTGCTCGTTGAATAAACTTATCGCGGTTAAACTTTGGATTAGTTCTTTCAAGTTCATCCGCAATAGAGTGGATGTGAGAGGGCCACGTTACTAGCGGCCCCATCAAGTCAGCGATGTATTCAAAGTGTTGTCTACTTAACTTCATCACGGTAATCCCTTCCATCAATCCATTCTATTTTCATTGGCATCACTGTATCATTGC